AAAACGATTTACTCCCACTCCATCAAAATATTATATAATGTTACAAGAAAATTATAATATAGTTAATAAATTAAAAAAAGTATTAGATAATAGAAACGATCATACATGATAACTATTTAGTTTTTTTAACAGTTCTTATTATTTTACTAATAACAGTATACTTTATTTTTTTACAAAATTGACGAATAGTTAATTGTTTAATATTATTTGAACCTACTGATAATTCTTGAATGTTCGTAGGTAATTCGTCAGGTTCATAATCCCATAATTCACAAAAATGTGATTCGTCATTTTCATTTTCAAAATAAACTTCTTTGGTATTATCATCAATTATACCATTGAACTCAGATATACGTTCATACCATATTGGTGATTTACTAGCATAATATAACCAATTTTTTAATTCTGAGTGGTATATTTTTAAAAATGTTTTACTATGCTTATTATCAAATAAATTATTATATTCTTTATAACTAGGGTATAATTTAACATGTTTTAATAAATAATAAGCTTTTTCATTGTTTTCGAGAGAAATTACTTTTGTTTTATATTTTTCAATATGTTCAGAAGTTAATGTAATAAAACATTCAGGCATTAAATTATCAGATACTTCATCTTTACTAATTTTATAATTTAGTTTGTTTTTTACAAATGATATCATATTATACGGTCTTAATGCTAATGTATAAATTATAGAACCCACATGACAATCATATTTATTATCATCATTTTTATTCCATTCATCAGTTAAATTTATAATAAATTCTTTTAATGAAGGGTTATTTTCAGCATATATTTCATCATAAATATTTTTTAAATATTCAAAAGTTTCTTCTTCAAATCCAGAATAATAATATTCGTATCCCCAAAATAATGCTTGTTCTACATCTCGTAATAATAAAGATATAAATATATTTTGCTTAACTTCTATTCTAGAGTATAAATACCTAGTAAGTGTGTTACATATCTCCATATCTTCTATTTCATTATTATTTGTATTCGTCATACTATTATATAAATAAAAATAGTATTTATATAATAATTCAATTTTATTCTATATCTTGTAATACTAAATCACTAAAAATTTTATTACACCATTGACATTTATAATTATATTTACATTTTGTATTATTATCTTCCGATTTAATTGTAAATTTCTTATCACATGAAAAGCATGTTATGTGTATATATTTAGTTTCTTTATTATTTTTGTATGAAATATCAGAATAATTGGTATCTTGTATAGGTTTAATTGGCTTACTAAGATTTAATCCCATTATTATTATTATTAATATTAATATAATAGTAGTTTATTATTGTTTTCAATTTTAGTAATAAAATATAATAATAATTTATAATGGTTAATTTTCAGAAATCTAATAAAGCTAAAAAAATAAGTTTTCGTAAAACAAGAAAAAATAATAAAAAAAATAAAACAAACGCACACGTAGTAAAAATATTTTTGGAAATTTTAAATATAATAAAGTTATATCATTGGAAAACTCGTTCTTATGCTAAACATCAGGCGACTGATGAATTATATGAAAAATTAAATAAACATATAGATAAATTTATCGAAGTATTAATAGGAAAGGATGAAAGAAGAATAAAAATGTTAGAAAAACAAATAAATTTAATAGATCCTGAAAATACTATTGATTTTAAACATAGAATTTATGAATATCGTGATTTTCTAACGAATATAGATAATTGTTTTAATAAAAAAAAGGATACAGATTTATTAAATATTCGTGATGAAATACTAGCAGATATTAACCAATTTTTATATTTAATGACATTTGATAACTAATCACAATTATACTTATTTAACATACCAGTAAGTCCTGGTAACCTATGATGTTCGTTATAATGTCCATGAATATAATTAAATCTAATAGATGGTACAGTCATTCTATTAGATAACATATCCTTTCGTATTTTATATATTTTTTTCCAATGCCGTTGAATTAATCGTAACCAATATGTTTTTATAAGTACTGTATATGTAGAATCTTCTAAAATAATTAACTTCATAATATCAATATTAGAATTAGTTTTAAAAATACTATAATCTTGTAAGTAATAATGTATGTTATTATATGAATATTTGAAAAATGAATGGGGTGTTACAGAGTTTGCATATAATATTTCATAACTATTCATAGTGCTTCCAATACCAATATAATAGTTATTATTTTGTTTTTCAGTATCTAAATAATTTAATTCATCTTCAAAAATTAATTCTATAATATATTCGTCTATAATATCATCTTCGTCTATAACACTATTTTCTTCACTAGAATATATAGTAAGAGTATCCGAATCATAATAAGATTCACTTGAAGTATTACTAAGAGAATTAATACCAGAAATAGTGATTTCTTCATTTACACTAGAATCGATAGAATCGTCCATAAACATTATCATTATAAATATAATTCATGTATTAAGTTATAATTATAATAATATTTATAAATAAATCAATTTTCTAGGAAAAATAATATAAAATTATTAATAATAATAATATTATAATGCCTTTTCAACATCCTTTAATATTAGTAACTATCGAAGACTATAATACTAGAATTCCAAAAGTATTAGAAGATTATATTTATTCATTGAATATATTTGATTCTGTTGTAAGATTATCTGATTTAAAATTGGGTGATTTTAAAGAAAGTTCTAGCACGTATATTTGTACTCAAATGTGGTTACATGTAAATGAATTAGAAAAAGATATAATAAATGAAATGTTATCAAATGATAGATTTATATTTTTAAATGTAGAAATGTTATCAGAAGAAACACGTATGAAACATATAGTTGATTTAATACAAAATGGTGTTCAAGTAGCAGATTATAGTGAAGCAAATATTTTATTTTTAAATGAATATTTGAAATACAATAATATACCATTAACTAAAGATATTATTTATCTTCCTTATCAATATAACCTAAAAGATCAAGTGCAATTAGAAAATATAGATGATAAATTTGAATATGATATAGGTATTATTAATGCTTTACCTGAACAATCAGATACAGTAAATTCATCAAATACATATAGACGAACTAAAATGTGGAATGATTTACAAAAAACAAAATGGAAATGTTTAAATATATTAGGTTGGGGTGCTGAACGTGATAATTTAATCAAACGATGTAAGGTAATTATAAATATTCATCATTTTGAATGTTTTAATATATTTGAACATATACGTTGTGATAGATTAATTTTTGCGAAAAAAATTATAGTATCGGATAATTCATTATATATGGATAAATTAGATATAACCCGTTATATTTTTAGTGAAGAATTTGATAATATTATTCCAAAGGTTTCAAACATATTGGAAAATTTTGAGAAATATTATAGAGATTCTATGAAAAAAATTCCAATGAGTGGTTTAATAAAATATAGACGGGATATATTAGAAAATGAACTAAAAAAAATATCATCATATTTTTAATTTATACATATAAACTTTGAGAAGTTGTGATATATTTTAATACCATATCTTCTATTTGAGATAATTTATGTTGTAATTCAATTAAATTTAATTGTTCGCATACATTTATAAATTCTTTACTTATAGTAACAATTTTTAACATAGCTTTTGTAAAATCACCAACAGATATAGTTTTATTATAAACGTCATTTTGAATGAAATATTTGCATTTTTCTTCTGTATCGCATTCACACCAAGACATAGAAAATTCAACCATATCATATATTAATGCGTTATCGTAATCTAAACCAGTGTTTAGTTGTAATTCTTGTTCTAAATCTAAGTATTTATCATAATGATGTTTCATAGATTTAATCTTCTGTTCTAAAAATGAATCTTCAATAGTTAATGAATATACCTTCATATCATCACGAACTTTAATATCAGTAAAACAAGAAAATAAACCAATTAATTGTATAGTGTTAAAATTTTCAAAATTATTCCATTTTACCATTAATTCTGATAAAATTAGGGGGTGTATTTCTGCTATATTAGAAGAAATATTACCTAACATTGTCAATGTAAATGTATTATCCGGATTTCTGATAATAAAACCATTAGATGTCATAATATCACATATTTTCTCAGTTTGATCTTTAATATAATTAGTTGTATATGATAATTCATTATTCAAATCAAAGTGTTTATTTTTCATTTCCATTAATATAAACATATTACCAGAATCACTTTTGATATATTTATATTCATCTTCATATTTACGAATTTCACGTTCTAAATTTTTACGTTTTTTATTAGTAGAATTTTGTAATTGTTCTTGCGAATTAATATATGATTCACATATATGTTGCGGTGTTCGCATAGATGTAATAGCTGATTCTTTTTTTGTAATTTCCTTTTCTATATCAAAAATTTCCATTTTACAACAAGCAATGTCAGTATTAATTTGATATTGAATCATACTTTGTTGAGAAAATAAATCGAAATCCTTAGTTTGTCCATTATTTAATAAATTTAAAATAAGGGAATATGTAATATGAAATTTTGAAATTAATTTTTGTGGTTTACCGCCAAGTATTGATTTATAATCAGAAAGCATAGGTGTATTAAATAAATTATTACAATGTATAACATGACCGATAACATCAATACCACGGCGTCCAGCTCTTCCAGCCATTTGTGTATATTCATGAGCTAATAAAAATCGTTCATTATGTCCATCAAATTTTGTTAGACTAGTAAAGATTGCTGTTTTAATTGGACAATCTAAACCAATAGCAAATGATTCGGTAGCAAATAACAATTTAATATATTTTTTAGAAATCATTAATTCTACAATTTCTCGTAAAACAGGAATCATACCAGAATGATGAATACCAATCCCTTTTTCTAGAAGAGAAACAAGTTTATTATATTCAGGAAGTTCTAGGTATTCACGGAAATTAGGTAATTTTCTAACAATTTGTTCGCATTCATAACGAACAGTAGAAGATATAGTGCTATCTACCTCAAATAATGGAATTGTGATTTCCTGTGCAAATAATTCTACATTCTTTCTAGAAAAAACAAAGGCAATAGCAGGTAACATATCATTTTCTTTTAATTTAGAAATTAATTGATTTAATGCGTGTTTTCGATTAATACGAATATTATTAGATTCAAATTTA